CTCAACAATTTCTCCCATCCGTCTCTGCACGGATGATGCACACGAATCCTGTTCAAAGTCGTCCTCATGGCTTGGCCTCCAATGCGTTGCGGATAAACCACGCGATCTTCTTGTAGCTTGAAGGGTATTCGCTCTCGCAATCCTCTGCTATCTCGCGCATCTCTTTTCGCAGCCGATCAACCTCTGCCCGCAGCCGCTCGATCTCGCAGCGCTGGGTGAGCAGACGTTTGTTCTCCGCCCGCAGCGACTTGATTTCCTCCACCGCCTCTCGGATCGCTAGGCTGCACGCGCGGCGGTCTCGGGTCAGCCGATCAACCTCGGCCAGCAAGAAAGCTCTGTCCTTGTGGACACGGTAAATTTCCTTGTTTGCGGGACCTTTAGCAACATCCTGCTCAACTCTATCTCTGATCTCCTCAATTTTGTCGGTCATCGCTTGTCCTCCAATGCTTCAAGAGCGCTAGAAGCCATTACGTAAATCGACTCCTGAGAATAGATCGCCCCTGCGGCGGCACGCTCAATCCTAGCGACAGCGACATGCAGGACCTCCTTTTCTTCCCTCAGCTTGTCCTTCTCTGTGCGTAGGCGCTCGACCTCGGCTCTCAGATCCTCGATCTCCTCTCCCATTCTCGCGCGGATCATGTCCTCGGAGATCATGCCGGACTGGTGGTCGGGGTGTGCCATCGCGCGCTCGTGCCAGGTTGGGATGCCTGTCATCGTCCATCCTCCGCTTCAACAACCGTTAGACCAGCGGCCGGCAACGCCAGCAGCGTAGCCTCGATCTCGGCCAGGCGCGTTGCGTCGCGCCGCTCCGCCCGCTCTGTGGCGTGCGGCGCCAAGTATTGATAACGCGCCAGGAAGATCCGGCGCGCGAGCTGGTTCAGTTGTTCTCCGGTCATTGTCATTTCCCTCCTCTGTCGCGGATTTCCATGTTCGCATCCCGATTGTGGATGCGGCGGAAGATCCTGTAAGCGATCTCCTCTAATGTCATTCCGTGACCCGGTGGCTGGCAATCTCGCCGCCCAGCGCCGCATACCCGGCAATGTCGATCCAGCTATCCGGCTTGGTCGGGCTGCTGGACAACCTGACGATTTTGACCGCGACCATACATCTGGCCACGTCCATCGGCGAGACATGGTGGCGCAGGATTGTGCTCCAGAGAATGCCGATATCCTCGAACGCCAATCGAGCATCGCCATAATCGACGGCCCGGTCGCCATTGATCAGGCGGCTGGCCTCATTCAGGATGTCATTTCTCGTCATCGACAAGTTTCCTCTCCAAAAAGCATTCCGCCCGGACGCCGTATCCGCTTCGGCGCCAAGCGTCAGCCGTCGCGCGCGCAGCTACAGCGCAGATTTCGTAACTCGGCATCGGCACATGAATGCCAGAGCAGGAGGCATAAGGCCCGCAGACCAGCACGGCAAGCACGGCGGCGGCCATCATCGCAGCCCCCGCAGTGCAATCAGGACGGCGACGATCGCCAGCGAGACCACGCCGCACGCAATCGCGGTGCGTATGGTCCGGCGTCGAAGATGTCGGCGCGTCGGCCGACATTCCTCGATCCAGCCGAATGGATCTGCCCAGCTCATGCCGGGACGATCCACTCGAACATGACGTATGCCGCCAAGAGCGACGCCGCCCAGAGTAGCAGGAACTCGATCGAGCGTAGGATCATCAGAATGTCTCCTTCATTGCGACTTTAGCGACGATCGCGTCGCGCTCTTCCTTGGTGATGATGCCGAACCCCTCGAGGTCCAGCGCCGCCGAGACCAGGCGATACCTGGTTTGCGCCACGGCCTCGGCCTCGGTGCGCCGCGGCCTGTCGAGATACGGACTGTTTTGCATGGTCCCCTCCTTTGCCCGGTCAAGCTATTTGACGCGCCGCGGGCTTGTCAAGGGGCTTGACGCGCGCCAGCGCATAATTATGATTGCCGCCATGAACGTCCGAGATTTCATCGCCGCCCTCGGCGGCACCGCCAACGCAGCCAAGGCCTTTGGCGTCGGCCGCACGGCGGTCGCCAATTGGCGCAGCTGGAACCGCATGCCCGCGCGCCTGCACTTGCGCGCAGCGAAATTGTCTAAGAATCTTGGCATTTCATTCGATCCAGACCCGGAGACAAATCATGACCTCTTAATCCTTGGTCGTCGGAGAAAAACAACTTTGGATAAACGTCCTGCTGCAGGCGGTTAAGGACGCCATGCCGTCGTTTGATTCCGCCGCCAGCGAAAATGAAACGCGGCTTCGCACGCGCCTTAGCCGCGCATCGAAGATCAAGCTGGCGAAGGGCCATCGCCGCTGGCGCGAGATCCACCGCGCCCGCGCCCGGACATGGCTTATTCAAGGCATAAATCGGTACGAGGTCGCCGCGCTGGCTGGATATGAGCCGGAAGCATTCGACCGCCTGGTCTCGCGCCTGCGGCGCAACGGGTGGCGCCCGATCGGCATCGAGCTTGGCATCGAGATCGACAAGGCGGGGATCAGAGATCGCCGCGAACTCGGGATCGGGCCGTGACCGACGTCCCGCGCTTGATCTGGCGCCAATGTCTGTACGGGGAACCGGCGAGCAAGGCCAATAGCCGCCGGTTGGTGCGGATCGGTGGGCGCATGCGCTCCATCAAGAGCGCCAAGGCGCTGTCGTACGTCGACGAAGCGCGCGCTCAGATCAAACCCCCGCCCGAGCTATTTCACGGGCCGCTGGCGATCGAGATCCGAATCCACTACGCCAGCGAGCGGCCGGATCTCGACCCGTCGTTGATCCTCGATCTGCTGCAGGGTCTGGTTTACGAAAACGACCGCCAGATCCGGCAGATCGTGGCAATCAAGGAGAAAAAAGACCCGAAGCTCCCGCGAGCTTATGTCAAGGTTGAACGCCTGATCGGCTAGAACGGAACGTCCTCGATATAGATGTCGCAGGCGTCGGGCGTCTCCGCGAAATCACGCGGGGGGCTTGCTCCGTGTGGCCTGCAGATTCCTTCCATATTGTAATTGGCGCAGGTCCAGCAGATGCGCGGCTGCGGCTCTCGGATGCGCTTGCGCCAGGCCCTGATGGCCTCTGGTTCAGGCGGCCTCACGGTCCCATCTCCTTTTGATGACGCGGTAGAATTTACCATCCTGACGATATTCGATCTCGCGCGGAGGCACGGCGCTCGACAAGACGCGCGCGGCGCCTTCGAGGTCGTCTGGTAGATCAGTTGGCGACAGGCCAGCATTTGTAGCAATGGTCAGGAGTTGTCGGCGGCTCTTCTCTCCAGCATATCCTTCGTGCAGGATCGGCAGATATTCGGTAACTGTCGCGGCGGCGTAGTCGGCCGGGTAGTAGGAGACCGCCAGCATTTCTTTGCCGCTGGTACGGCTTACATGTTTCCGCCAGACCCATTCTGAGACCGGCATGGCCTTACCGTCCTCGCCCATGATGTCATCGTCTCGAAGCTCAAGCTTTACTGGCTTCATCTCCCAGACATAATGGCAAGTCGGGCACTCGCGCGCCGCCAACGCCACGATCTCGCCGCATTCTGGACAGGTTTTTGTTGGCGCCTCTTTTTCTTCAACTTCCCGGCCCGGCTTGCGCGGCGGGCGAACCGCAATGATCGGTCCGTGCGACGCGACGCAGCCAGCGAAATCGAGAACCAAGCAATCCTTGGCGTGGCTCTTTAGGCGCATGCCGCGACCGACCATCTGAACATAAAGTCCAGGCGAACAGGTAGGACGCAACAGCGCAATCAGATCGATGTCCGGATAATCGAACCCGGTGGTCAGGACATTGGCATTAGTCAACGCGCGGATCTTCCCGGCGCGATAGTCGGAAATGATCTGATCCCGCATCGGAGGCGGCGTGTCGCCGGTCACGCATTCCGCCTCAATGCCGCGCTGCCGCAGCTCGTCGCGCACGCGCTGGGCGTGCCGAACGCCGGTGCAGAAAAACAGCCAAGCCTTTCGATCTTCTGCCCGCGCGATCACCTCCTCGACCGTCGAGGCATTGAGCGCGTCGGTATCAGCTGCCGCCTGCAGCTCGGCCTCGATATATTCGCCGCCGCGCTTGTGAATGCCGGCGACATCGATCTTCGTCTTGGTGACCTTCGAGCGGAGCGGCGCAAGGAACCCTTTATAGATCAACTCCTCTACGCTAATCGGCTCGATCAGGTCATCGAACAATGCCGGCTTGTCGGTTATCAGGCCATGCCCGAGGCGGTACGGCGTCGCGGTCAACCCTACCACGCGCAGCGCCGGGTTGATCTTCGCCAGCGCATCAAGCAATACGCGATAATTGCCTTCCTGCTTGTGATTG